CGGCGATTCTGGTGCGCCCGGGTCGCCCGGTATGGGTGCGGATTCCGGCTGGCCTTGGTCTAACTCTGGCTCCTGCTGTTTGCGTTGCTGTCCTCCGCCGCCCTGCGACATACTTTTGAATCCATTTATCATCTCCATGACTCTTGCGTGTATCTTTTTTGGCGAAGCTGATTTCGGGTCGCCTGAATCGTCGTCCAGCGTCATCATCGAAGCATCCACTTTATCGTAGAGCTTTGCGTAATCTGCAACGCTAATCTCGCTACCGTCCAGCGGCTTAATTCTGCCGTTGGCTTCCAAGTAGTACCGGTCTCCCGTCTCAGGGTCGGTAACTACGTTTTTCAGGAACGTATCCATGCCGGTCGGAGTGTCGTCATACTTAGGTACCGGCTTGATACCCAGCATCTTCGCATCGATCTGCGACATGGCCTGTTGGCCTTGTTGTTCTGTCCAAGCTCCGGTGGCAACCTGTTGCTGCACCCACGCCCTGCCCTGTGCGGCCTTTTCCATTTCACGCTGTTGCTGTTGGGTGTACTCGAATACAACGCTGCCCCTGGTAAGTTCGTCTTGAAAACCAATCCTGTCTTTGTAGGCTTCGTTCTGCTTGTCAGAAGCCCTACCTGACGCATCAAGTCGCTTGTCGAACATACCCATTTCGTGCGTTCTGTCAGCATCCGATTCCAAACGACGAGCCGTTGCACTATCCCTGTTAGCGTCCAGTTGTTGCTTGCGGAAGAAGTCGGAACTGGCTTGCTGCCTGTCTCGCTGTTGCATCTGCGCGGCAAACTTCATCAGGTCGTCAACCCGTGCCTGATCGTACCGACGCTTTTCACCTTGCCCGGAACCGTAAGCCAGTCGAGCCATCGACTCTACACTCGGTTGATGTTTTACTCTAATGCCCATAATATGTTTTCCTTATGCAGTTCCAAATTGTTGCATTAGCTGTAAGTAACTCGCTACGTCAGGGTACTCGTCTTCCCGTCGCTCTTGGAACCCAAGCGTATCGCCAGTGTACCCAGCCTCCGCACCTATCCGCTGGCCCTCGACACCAACACGCTCTCTCTGCAACCTTTCATTGAGTAGCGACAGCGCCCTGTTCATCGCAGAAGTATTCCCAGCCTGTACCGCTGGTCGTATCGTAGTTGAAGCAAGGCCGCTGTTTACAAGGGATTGCTGTTGCCTTGAGCCTGACACATCGTAGGAGTGCCGCAACGCCTCTTTTTCTGCATCGCCAAGCCCAGTCATCGATGCCAACAGTTTATCGTAGCCAGCCGTCGCAGTTTCACTTCTGCCCTGATAGCCAACGAGAATTTCCTCGTATCTCCGCAAGTTTTCAGCCTTGGCTTCGTCGGTTGCACCTTGAAGACTCTTTACCGCCTCCTGCTGTTGCGCCCAGTTCGCGTTTGAAATATCAGACTTGCTCAACTGGCCACCGCCCCAAGCGGAAAAGTTACTGGAGCTACGCGGATCTGTGTCAAAGAACTGGCCCTCGCGCGTGTAAGAAGAAAAGCGGCTATTGATTGGCGTTGCCGCGTAATCTTTCCACTGTTGCGTATTCCAATTCTGCGAACCCTGCCTGAGAGCCTCGTTGGGCTTCCACCATTCCGTCTCACGCTTCCCATCCCATATTCTTGCCATCGTACTGCTCTCCTATGTTTTTTTAACTGCAAAAGTCGTTGGTTCTGCATACTGAGAAGAACCTCGCATATAAGCGTATGTAGCACTACCCTTAAACATTATCTCAACAAAATACACCTCGCCATCGTCACAATCGAAATCAATGCCTACTTCCATAGGGTCTTCGTCAAGATAACCTGTATCATTGTCTTCGGCAACAACTGTATAAACATTCGGAGAAGCTATCTTGACAACCGACACTTTCCAATAGGTTGTCTGCCCAACCAAGGCAGAGTAGAACTCGTACTGCCCTGTAATCTTTCCTCCTGTTGCGGCTGTGATTTTTATGGAGTTGGCCGTGTACCAGCTTAGGGCTGTATACGCATAAGGTTCTGCGTGCATTATGAATTTAGGGATAGGATTGGCTGTTTCCAGTCCAGCGCTATCGCCGCTATCAAAACTGTCAAACGAGACCTTTACTTCGTTGCCGGTAATGTCAACTATTTCTCGCCAGCCTGAGTTATATGTTGTGCCAGACCCGCTTTCGGTATCGCTCCAAGCTGGCTTTCCTGTACCCCGCCATCTACCCTGTACCCCGCCAGCGTTAATCTTTAACTGGTATCGGGCCAGAGCCGCAGTTGTAGCACTTCCATCGAGACCGCTGAGAAGTATCTCACCGGCTGTTATACTGCCAATGTCGGCAACGATAGCCGCCAAAGTAGTTACTTCAATCATACCAGCGTTTATTAGTCTCTGCGCCATAGCTGGAGTGGCGGTACCGAAGTCATTGATGCAGACCAGCCACCGATCTGCGCCCGTCGTTGCCGTCGCCAGCGAAGCGGTCGAAGCAAGCACTGTCGCTGTCGGACCATCCCAATAGATATACTTGTTGGTCGTATTACCACCAGCGGTCATGGTTACTTCGGTAGCCCCGTAAACGATTTTACCCGCTGACCAGCTCACCGCCGTACTTGTCGGGTCGTTGCTCTTAAAGTCAACTCCGAACAGTATCGGAACTAAATCGCCATCGGCTCCATCGTCGCCCTCGTCCCCACCCTGTGAAGTATAAAGAGTTTCAGATACTTTCTGGCCGCTGGCAACATGCTCAAATTCAATAGTTATCACCTGTGTTCCAGTGCCAACCCGCGTATAAGTGATACCATCAACAGTATCAGGTGACGGAGCCGCCAAATTCTCGTCTGTCCTGGTCACCACGACGGTACGAGTATTGATTGAAGCTCCACCTTGATAAAAGTTGACTGTTAAAGTCGAAGTCGCATCGACTGGTGCCCACGAGCCGCCATGTTTTGCCTGTACCCACGCAAGCCCGTTATCCGCGGAGATCGAACCATGGATAGCGTCGTCACCGTCTGCACCATCGTTACCATCGTTGCCGTCGCCACCGTCAGCTATATCTACCAGAGTAATAGTGTCAAGTGGTGTTCCACCGGAGCCATCTTTCAGGGTTATGATCTTCGAGCCATCGATGTCGCCTGAATCGAGAACTCCTGTATAGCCGTCACTTCCAGTCGCATAACCGTTACCAACTGTCACTTCGTTGTTTGACGGGTCGAATAGCTTAATTGTTCCTGCCGACAAGATAACATCTACGCCCCCAACAAGGTGTCGCGCCTCAATCGTTAGTTCGCCTGAGCTGTTGTGAATAGCTGTACCCGCGGTCGGCTTGATATAGTAAAGACTACCATCGGCGCCAGCCGGTCCAGTATCGCCCTCGTCACCGCCCTGCGAAGTGTAAAGCGTTTCAGATACCTTAATACCGCTGGCTACATGCGTGAATTCAATGGTAATCACCTGTGTACCGGTACCTACCCGCGTATATGTAATGCCATCCACGGTATTGATGGTAGGAGCCGCTAAGTTAGCATCTGTTCTGGTCACGATCACAGTACGAGTATTTATCGAAGCCCCACCCTGGTAGAAGTTGACTGTCAGCGTCGAAGTGGAGCCGACTGGTGCCCACGAGCCGCCATGTTTTGCCTGCACCCACGCCAGCCCATTATCAGCCGAAATAGACCCATGAATCGAATCGTCACCGTCAGCTCCATCGGCAATGTCAACCAAAACAATAGAGTCCAAGACAGACTCACCCAGTTCTTTCAGAACAACGATTTTACTGCCATCGATGTCGCCTGAGTCGAGAACGCCTGTATAACCATCGCTGCCAGACGCATAGCCATTACCAACCGTAATAGCATTATCATCAGGGTCGTATAACTTAATGTCGCCTGCCGACAATATCGTATCTGAGCCACTTTCAAGTTTCCTCGCTTCTATGGTCAGTTCACCCGTGCTGTTATGAATAGCCGTACCGTCAATCGGCTTAATGTAGTACTTGGTCCCTCCGTCAACACCGTCGAGACCGGTTATTCGTATCGGAGCTGACCAAGTTCCGTTTGCAATTACATCAGCCAGTTTCGTGCTCATCCAGTTCGCGTCGTTGGTTGCTGTCGTTGACCAGCCGCCAGTGCTACCGTCACCAGTCGGGTTAGACGGTACAGACAGAACATCAGACTCATGGTAGGTGATAAACACACTATCCCCTGCGTTGCCACCTATGCCGTACTTCTGCAAGTAGCGAAGCTGTTGCCTTATCCGAATTACATCATTTTCTAAACTCATCGAACTGGCCCAAATCTTAACGCACTGCCTGTAACTCGTTCGATACCCCAAGTCTGACCGGCGGTATCGTTACCTATCTTTATTCCTGCGAAGACGCCTTTGCCTCTGAGCCGCTTGCGATTGCTTCGCCCGGGCGCAGTTACCGTTCCACTAAAAGGTGTACTGTCAGCATCGCACTTCTCGATCACTGTTTCAGCATCGTTGCCAAAAAATACATCGTAGGTTATATCGTTTGAATCTGCTATCGAACCGCCCGCGCCACCGCCGGCGGTTATAAAGTACAACCAGTTGAGAATAGCAAGGGTGTCGTAATCAGGTCCAATTATCTGTGGACCCAAAAGCACCCAGCTATCAATCGGCTCTGAGGCAGGAACGGCAAGCGTGCCAGTATCGTCGTCTTTGGCCGCATCGTCGAAGACCCGGATATGACCGTCAGCACAGCCTAACAACAGATTGCGGTACTTCGGCTCGTCAGCATTGTAGAAGTGCATCGAATACACCGAGCCGTTGTCGGGGTATATCTCAGGGAAGAAGCCCTTAGTAACAAGGTCGTAATAGTAGTTTGAGTTGGTACCAAGCTGTATATCCGTTACGCAGATCTGAACTCCCTTGCGGTTCTGGTCATACTGCAAAGTAATCCGCTGGTTCTCAGGGTTTATTTTCAGATCGTCGATAAAGGTCGGTATCACATCTTCGTCAACCAACGCCTGTGGCTTGCCCAGCGGGTAAGGTATCCTGTACAACCCGGTGACATCCAGTACATACAGATTTTTCCTATCGTCCTTGCACCACGCATCCTTATCCACAACGCCCACTGTGTCGTCCAGGCTGTCCAGAGAGCCGTTGTCGGCTGGATCACCCCTCATAACCCATATAGCCCCGACAGACCCCCACAGGCAATAGTCGTCGCCGTAAGGGATACAGGCTGTCACTATGTCGCCTATCTTCCCAGCCCCAGCATCTTGGCCGGCGACCGGCGACTGGAAGTCGTCTTGCGCGTACTTAGCATCGTATGGATTGTCCTGACGCAAAAGATACCACTGGTGCGGGTCGTTGTCGTTACCGCTTATCGCCAGCCGGTTACGGTATTGCTTCAATATGTTAAAGCGAGCTGGGAGCTGGCCGAAGTTGGTCGTATCACCGGCAAAAGTAGTCCAATCGTAATAGTGCGGGACAGTAGGCTCTGTTATATCAGTTGACTGCACAGTCGTCATTCCCTCGCTGGTAAGATCGTACCCGGCATTTTCTTCAAAGGCTGTATCGCCAATCGTCCTGCCGTATATCTGCGTATTGCCGTCATTGACGAAATCAACTATCATTTCCGCGCCAGTCGTCGCCTGTGTCAAGGTGAGGCCTCTGGTCGGCTCATCGGTCATTCCAGTGACGACTATCTTGGTGTTGACGAAATCGACAACCTTGTGAATCGTACCGTTGGCGATATAAACTTTCTGCTGGTAACCCAACATACTGAAAGGGCTGTCAGTGTCCAGCGTCAGGTCGGTAAGCACTATCATCCTTGGCGGCTTCTCGTCGTTTTCGTAGAAGAACTTATCGTCTGCCGCCGCACATAATCGTTTCCTGTAATTGACCGCGACTGGTAATGAATTCGCAGAAAGCGTCGTAAAACTCTTATTGCCGCTGTCAACATCACTCTCGCCGGACAGCACAGCTACTATCCGCCAGAAATACTCGGTGTTGTAATCAAGTGTTACACGCGGGTCGTAGGTTTTCTCAGTTACATTCCCACGGTAACAGGCTGTGGCCTTGGCAGTAACATCAGCTTCGGTCACGCTAAAGTACACTTCGTAGTGATCGCTATCGACAGAATCAGCCCACGATAGTACGGCTGATACCGCTATCCCTGTGTCTTCGTGAGTCGGACTGTAAGCTGATAAAGTCATATTATTTTCCTGTTACTATGGAGTTGGCAAGGTGTATTTTACATAGCCGCCGTAAAGTCTGGTTGGGTAAGCTCCGTCTTGCAGTTTGATTTGAAGCGAGTAGTTATAGGCTTCGTTATTAACTGCCAAGGGCAGTCCGGGGTATGGGTCTGCATCATAGAGCGTATCATATTCTGTGTTATAATCAGCCATTACAAAATGACTGTGGCTTGTATCGGTATTTGTAAGTGTTCTGATAAGTTGCACATCTCCCGAATAACCATTATCGTCAGCATACACCTTAAAAGCAGTTATCGATGAACCATTAGGGACAATAATAGGGAAATAGCCATATACGACACCTGAACTGCAATCCAGATACGCACTATTGCGAACCCAATTATCGGTTGAATTATCGTTCATCGTGATATTGCAGGGATGTATTCCCATAATTTCTTCCACACCGGCCTCAAGAGCTGGCGCAGCCACAGTTGCCGAAATTATCTCCGCATAGATAGCTTCGATTTCATCACGAAGTGCATTTTTGGTTGCCGCGTCACTATTCCCATTCCAAGATGTTGAAATGTAGGGAGTATCGTCAACGGTAGGTATTGCCGCGTAGATAGCTTCGATCTCGTCGCGGATGGCGTTCTTGCTGGCCGCGTCAGAATTGGTATTCCAAGTGCCCTCATTGTAAGCAGTATCATCCACAGTGGGTATCGCTGCGTAAATCGCCTCGATCTCATCACGGATAGCGTTCTTCGTTGCAGCGTCGGAGTTAGCGTTCCATATACCCTCATTATATGCCGTGTCGTCAGGTGCGTCGCCAGCACTTTCATCTTCCCAAGTAACAACACCCTCACCATCGGTTTTCAATATCTGTCCATTGTCACCTTTAGCGGCAGGGAGGGTATATGCGTCGCCAACTCTAATAGAACCATGGAATGTTGCAAGACCACTGCCATCGAATACATAAGTTTGATTGTCTGTGCTATTACCAAAAGTTAAAATCTCGCCACTCGTATCACAGTCTATCCAATTAAGAGGGCCAGCCGTTATAATTTTCAATGCGTCGGCATCGGCATTTTTAATCCTAATAGTTTTTGCCCCGTCTTCCAATACCCACGTCTTATCATCGCCATCCCAAGCCCAACTTCCCTCGATGCCACGGGTAATGGGGTCAAACGCTAAACTACCACCAGATATGGTAAGTAGGTCGCTATTGGTATATCTAATAATTATATCAGAGGTATTAAACCTAATTGAACCGTTAGTGTTAATCCACAGTTGATTTACATTCTTTACATTATTAGCACCTGCATCAAAATCGCCGGACATGGTTCCACCAGCAAGGGGAAGATAATCGTCAAAGTCACCGCTGCCCACGGATTCAGGATCGTCCCATGTGCCCTGCAAAACTCCAGCACCAGCCAAATAATCGAATATATTGATTTTGTTCATTACGAAACCTCGACCGTGACCACTTCACAGATTGAAATAATTGGACCCCCCAAGTCCTCGTTATACTGTTTGGCCTGGCCCGGCCTCTGTCCACCCCTTGCTCGGTTCCCCAGCACTTCACGCGGCCTGACATTCAGCATGCGCGGACTGCTAAACATCGGCTGGGTCGAGGCGGCAAAGTTAGTATTCTTCCCTTTCATGGGGTAACGAAATTGTATTTTAGCCATAATTACACTTCGTATTCGTGGATTCCACAGTAAAAAGAAAACGCATCGGCATCCTGCCCTACAACTAAATGTCGCAACCATACCGCTACACCAACATCTATTCGGGGACTTAGCACATCGACTGGAAACGCCTTGCCATCTTTTTCAGGCAAACAAATGAATGTTGTATAATCCCCAGCCTCCAACCCCGCCGCGCCAGTAGCCCCCCTAGCGATCTGAATGATATGCGGCTTTTTGTTAGCTTCGGCGTCAACATCGGATATAATCATCCTATGGAAATCATACTTTGTCATTCCGTCTATACAGGGAGTGTCGCCGGTACCCAGCAATGGTATCCATTCGCCCCAATCGCTATCGCCACAATCAGAAGACTCAAAGGGTGTCACAGATCCGCATTCGCCCTCATTCACGCCAAGAACAATAGACGAATGTAACCCGAACCATCGCTCTACATTATGAATATGGTGCTCAGTGAATTCGACTTCGGCTAAAATTTCCGCTTGGTTTGCGGCTGTCGCGTCGGAATTGGCATAGACACTATTCATCGCAAGCCTCCTTTATGCACCGACCCTTTCTGGCATTTTCCTTGACCGGACCTTTGCTCTTGACAGTAAACTGTCCGCACTTAGGGCATCTGCGCCATAACCACCGATACCAAACCTGTTTTTTGCCGGTATAAAACTTATGTCTGCACTTCTGGCAGAACCAATATCTTATCCACTTCACCATATCGTTTATCCGTAAATTGAATTAGTCAACTCTTTTTTCGTTAAAGAACCATCTCCAAGGATTTCAAACGATCCATCAAAAGCGTCATCATCTGCAAGACTTTCTCCTGCCCTTCGATAAACTTCAATCATAAGCTTTGCGGTGGCAGCTATTCCTCCCGGCATATTAGCAGAAAACATACCGTTGCCATAAGTTTCTGCGGCATTTATACCGTAATCTGAAAGAGTTCTGGCATCCGTACCAAACGCTTCAAAAGCCGCAGTAGCCGCCACTTTCCAGATATTAAGCAAATTCTCAATATCCCGAATGGTTATCGCATAAGTTTGACCTGGAACTCGCCTGAATATAATTTCATTGGCCATTGTTTTTTACCTTTTTCTTTTTTATTTATAACGCCTCAGCAGTTTTTATTGTCCCACCATCATTAAAACAAAAATATACTTTATTATCATCTGAATCTTTACATATACATATTTCACTTGTATCTAATTGAGTAGCTCCTGTTCCAGCAGCAGGTTCATCTGCTTGAGTTAGGAATCTCGGATAAAATCCTGCCGTTCCTGCAAAGGTCTGGTTGCCTGTTGCAGATATCTGGACTTTATTTGTGCCATCGCCAAATGTTCTAACACCAATAGCACCCCACTTATCATCGTACCCGGTGTTGTCTTTGAACTCCGCCACTCCTGCTGTATTATCTATGACAAGTACATCAGCTTCTGCTGTGCCAAAATAGTTACCAATAATCTTAACCCCAGAGTTACAAGCAGCGGCAAGCTGTAGATGTTTTTGAGATGCAGTTCCTTGGTCGTCATAAAAAGTATTGCCGTAAATAAGAAAGTTAGTACCCGCATAAAAACTCATCCCTTCATCGCCGTTATTAAATACGCGGCAATTTGTGAATTTTGAGTGAGACATCCCCGTTATAGTTACAAGTCCATTATCATCGTTAGAATCGAACGTGCAACTATCTATAATATGATAACTACCAGCACCACGAAGCCCATCGTTACCATTGTCTTGAAAAAGACAATCTCTTATTGTCGTTCTCAAACTGGTTGATTTCATCAACATCCCATTACCAACATCTGTCGATGTATTGCCATTATCGCTAAATACACATGACTAAAAGTATGATTTACTCCATCCAAATTGATGCCATCATAAGACGCAGACCCAACAGAATTGTTATTTGTAAAAGAGCATTTAATGAAAGTAATGTTGTATGTTGCATTATCTACGGTTGTTCCACCGTTATTGTTATCATCAAAAAGTGTACCGACAAAAGTTATATCGTGGTTACTACTAATAGAGTTGATGTGCATCCCACTACCGTTTGTGCTGCCAGAGAAACTTCCACCAATAATTGTAGCATTAGTATATCAGAAAATACAAGATTTTCGTTCCAGTTATTAGTACCGATGCACTCTATCATGGTTAGATTAGTACCCATTAGCCAGAATCCATAAGCTCCTCCTACCCTTGTAGTATAAAGAGAATTTCTGGCCACACAGAAAGCCATGTATGTATCATTTGCGTCTATGCGAATACAACCATAACCATCACCGCCAGCAGCAGGGCCGTCGCAGACAACATTGACATACTTACCGTGAGCATCTGTCGTAACAAATAAGCCCCAACCCCTACAGTCGTTTATTTGCACATTTTCTATTATACAGTTAGTTGGTTTTATCCAATAAATACCATGATACCCAACAGCAGCCGATTGATTAGCATAATTCCCATCGAGGGTCAAGTTGCGGATACATATATTGCTATTACCTGAACTCTGGTCGTCGTTATCAATCATCACTGTATCAGAACTGGCAGCAAGTTCAATAGTTGTCGCGTAGCCGACACCCCCTAGTGTTGCGTTGTCTGGCAAAGCAATGGTTGAGGAAATGGTAAAATTACCTCCCGAAAGACAAACTCCACCTCCTGGAGCCGGTAGAGCATCAAGTGCTGCTTGTATCTGAATATCATCGGCAGTACCATCACAAACATAATCTGCACGTTGTTTAACATGATTTGGAGCATCATTAGCCGCCACAACAAAAGTTGCCGTGCCGCCGCTTGGAGGTGTATAATTCCATTGCCAACCAAAGCAAACAGAACTCAAAACCATAAGTATAACTAAATTCTTTTTCATTTTTCGCACCCACAGGAAAAACGGAGCCTCCTTCGGGCAATCGCATCCGCAGTTCGGCTCATCAAACAACTTCGCAAGCGGTAGCCTGATTTGCCCTAACTTCCATTCGTCGTACTGTGTTCTCGTTCTGAATTCTGTCATAATCGCCGACTCCTTTCGCTTTACAGCGAGATTGGCAAACCGATAATGTTGCCATTTATACACTGGAGCCGCTTACCAACAGACGGATTATCGGTATTCGCTGGTGAACCAGCATCGTAAACCAGCAAGACCCAACTGCCGTCAGGCAAGTTGTCAGGCAACCTGATCGGATACCCTGCGATATAAGCGTCACGCGTCACCGCCGAAGCTGTGGCCGCGTAGGTAGGTGCTGATAAAACTGTTACCGCCGCCCCTGTGACAAAATTATACAGCAAATCAGCGGACGGGTTTACCAGCCTGAACACGAAGTTCGTGTAAGCACCATAAATTATTAGATCTGATTTCATCTTATTGCTCCAAAATAAGTGTGGGGAGCGACTCGAAAGACGCGCCCCGTTACTCATTGATTATTAGTCGCCGTCAACACCAGGCTCAACCAGACCAGAAGCTGAAACAGCTCCGGTGGCATAGTTCTCGATTGAGACCATACCCGCGGCAATCCATGAATTAGCCATGGAGTGACCACTCATCATCCTGTTGTTGCATGTCATACCAGTTGTGTTAGAGTGCATGACAATACAGCCTCCAGCAGTGGTATCAATGTTAATCATGTAGTTGTCAGCTATGGTCAACAGAGTCGAAAGGGCTGTCGCGCCATCAATACAGGATACAGAATAGTCGCCCTGTATCCTGTTGCCGCTAAGGATAGACTGGGCTGATTCGCCAACCAACTTGATGGCACTGGCGCACCCACCCGCCGGCACCGTGTAGAATCGGTTATTTCGGATTATAATGTTGTCGCAGGCAGCGGCAACATTTATTCCAATTACCAATTCCTTGGCAGCGGCGCCGTCAGTCAAAATACAGTTCTCGACAATAGAGCCATCAGCCGCCGCCCCAAGCGAAAGACCCATCGCACAGTCAGCAACATCGCTTATGATCTTGACGCCCATCAACCGGAGTGCCGCCGAAACAGTGAATACCGCACTTGCGTTGCCAAGAGTGAATGTCGGGACTAAGCCACCCTGCCGCAATCCTTTTATTGTGATACCGGCAATGTCAGCCGTAACTATGCTGACCGCGGCTGTTTCAGATTCAGCGTGCCATGGCGCGAGAATGATCACATCGCCATTGTTTGCCGTACACTTGCCGATAGCCGCGTCAAGGGTTGCCAGAGCGTTTTCCCAATCCGCGCCGGTATTCATATCGCTGCCGTTTACCGAGTCAACATACCGGATGGTGCCTGGCAAGGCATACGCGCCTCCACCGACAGCCGATGGGTCGTCCCATGTACCCTGCAAAACTCCAGCACCAGCCATGTAATTAAACGTATTGATTTTGTTCATCTTACAAATCTCTTTTCTGCTGCTTTGACACCCGCATACAGCACGCGGCCTCTAAGATTAAAATTCGCCATTATAAGTTGCGATAACATTCGGATCGCGATGTCTGCCTCTGCCCTTTCGGTGGATAGCATCTGAATCGTCACTATTATAGCCGTGATAATCCGTCTGCATCGCAGTCATATCTTCCTGAATAGCACTGGTTAGGTTCGATATGAAGCTCTCCCACTCCGGTCCTCGAACTCCATTTTCCTGCTGTTCTGCAACAGCCAGGCAACTCGCAAGAATCGCCTCGCCGTAAGCCATACCGCCCAGCGTATAGGCCAGAATCGATGTCACGACGCCGATCTGTACTATTTTCCGGTAATACAGCGTGTAAGCGTCGTTGGGTATAGGGTAAAACATTACCTCGAACCGCTGACCAACGCTACTGGTTACAGTTGTATTTTTCGGGCGAATAGCCACATTCTGCGGTTCGCCACGAGAAGTTGTGCTGGCTCTCATCTTGCGGATAGTCGCTTCGTTCACTATCAGGATGTCAGGCTTGTTCACACCCTCGCCATGAGTGAGGTACCGGCCATCCATGCCGCCAAAATCTTCATCCATGTCGTAGTTGCCGTTGTGCCTGAGCGTGTATTCTTCGGCGGTAATTGTGTCTTCTGGCCAAACTGCTGACAACTCAAGGTGCGTGTCGTCCGTCCTGCTGTCAATAGCATACTCTGTCGTGCCAACGACCAGCGTGCCGTGTGTGGCTGTCCACGACGGGAATATGCCGTCACTGAGCGTCACTGTGGCGTCGTCCTCAGTTATCGCCAGTGTACCGGTCGCATAGGAAGCTATCGTCGTCAGCGTCGTCGTAGGACTCAGGAAACTCCACCGGTGCGGCTCTTGGTCGGTTCTGATCTTCGGCGGCTTGTAGAACTGCCGTAAGCCCCGTTTCAATATCATGTTGATAAGGACTATTTCATCCGCAGACCAGTCGGTAGAAGTAAGCGTCAGCCCTAAGTAATGGGCTATCGCAATCCGCATTTCCGCATAATTCAGTGATAGTGTTGACTCAGCCATTTCTTACTCCAGCGTATCGACATCCGCTTCTGGTATGTTGGTGTACGGTTCCGTAACGCCATCGATCTCGATGTCGTAAACCACATCGTCGCCGTTCTTCCTGCTCTTGACAATCACACCCTTGATAAGCGCACCGTCGAGCATGAACTCGACTTTCGTGTCGTTGGGTATGTTGTCGCTTACCGCTTCCTCGAACTCCTTGTTCTTTATGTCTTGGGCGGCTTTGTCGGCCTGGACCGCTTCATCCTCGCCATTCTTTGCTTCGGTGCCGAGATTTTCGGCTGGCTCGGGCGCATCCTTGACATCATCCTCGCCATTGTACTTGCCAGTCTCGATGTTAAAGCCAGCGTTCAGAAGAATCGCGGCGATAACAACAACAGAGATTCGACCATCTATCCGATCAACCAAGTTCTTGATCGTGACGATTTCGTCGATAACACAATCTGGAATGTCGTTGCGACGAGTTATCTGCCCGATAACTGTAACAAGGTACTGACCGATTTGCTGTTCTACATCTTTTTCCATCTTACTAATCTCCAATAAAGGTTTGAATTTTAGGGTCTGGTAAAAAGCTGTCCGAGGCCGAAGCCCCGAACAGCTCAACCCAAACCCATACGCACGCTATTAAGCTACTGTTGCGCCAGCCGAGGCAAGCTCAACCCACCAACCAGTAGTCATACCACCTGCTGACCGCCACTGCAAAATACTGAACTCGTCAGCCGCGTCGATTATTACACTTGCATAACCTGTCGCGCCATCGTTCTGTATTGCACTTGTCGGGGAATTCTTATAAGTCTTGGTAGTAAGAGTACCCAAACCAACAAAACCTTTTTGCATTCCGTTCCGAGTGCCATCGGCCAGTACGTCCGTTGAATCAGCCGCCATAGTGTAGCCACCGCAGATGAAACTAACTCCGCCAACCATAGCGTTAACAGTTGATGTTGCGTCCTGCGGACTGAGATACTCGGTCAAGCCACTTTCCTCACCGTCAAACAGATAGACAAGGACTGTCTTGCCAACTTTCCGCATGACGAGAGTTAGATCACAATCGCCGGTGTCACCGGTGACCGTAATCGTGTCGGCTGTCGGTGCCGTCTTAACTGGATAGATACCGATTGTAGCCAGTTCGCCAAGTGTAGCATCGCCACCATAGGTATCATCAGCTCCACCAAGGACAGCAACCTCGAAATCGGTCGCGGTAATGTCATCGTCACCGTAACCAGCCGCGGTACCAATACCTGTCAGGCTAATGGTAGTCAGTTTGGTAGCGGAACTATAAGCGGCTGTTGCTGAACCAGCAAGCGCGACTTCGGCAATATCGCCGCCGTCTGCCAACGCCACTGTCTGCAAAGCCAGTGCCGTACCACGGCCCTCGAACCCTGCGTTGCCGAACAGGCCGGCAAGCTGAGCGTTGTCTGAAGCGATAGCCGTCAGAAGCGTGGAATTGATGGTCGAAGCCGCAATCTGTGAAACCATAGCACAACCACCAGGTAACCATATTTCTACCAACTGACCTTGAGCACGAGCAGGATAGTTCTGCGTGCTAACACCAGCAAAAGCCAAGTTATTCGTGCTATCTGGAAGCTGGACATACTTTTGCGCTCTCGCGCCCCACTTGTCGGTTGCGGTCTGCTTGGTCGTAGTGGTTAAAGCGTCAAGGTTGAAACATAAACCCTGACCTTTTGCGATAGCGTCGCTACCGCTAAACCACACCATACCTTTTTTGAAACTCGCACCCTGATAATAATCAATCATCGTTCTATCTCCAAATTGAAGTTGTCAATTTATTTAATACGCACCCACTGGTACGCCCTCTCGGTACTACTATTTGCTGATTACCCACTGTGCACGTCTGTTGGAGCACAGGAACTGGTACGCATGATCGAAGTCTGCCTTGATAACGCGGTGCTGGTTCGGTGCTTTTCCAAACTCACCCATTGACATATTGTCGCCCTTGCGGGTGATACAATGGAAATACTTCATGTCAATACCGTAAATCGGGTCAGTCGAATCAGCGTCAAGATACTCACCGTAAACAAACGGGCTGTTCTTGAAAAGTATCTCGCCTTCCGGTGTCTTCCTCACACCATTAACCGAGCGACCGGCATTGTAAGGCGAAATATCGCGGCCAAGATTCTCGTTCTGACCCTCACCGATGTTCTCGAACTCTTCACATGTCGCTTCATTCGCAAGCATGAAACGCCTTGGGCCAGTATCGCCAGTGAACCCACCTTGCTTCTTAGGAGTTCTCCATTTGGTCCTGCGATGCGCCCGTCTCATCTTGAGAATCAAGTCGTCCTTGGTGACGCTGGTGTAGTTATCAGTGTAGTTCCTGAACTGAGGAACTTTCGTCAAGTTCAAGTTTGCCATTGTCGTAAAGCCTGACGGGTAGCCACCGTTGTAGCCAGCCGCCGCAGAACTCTTGACAATCCAGTACTTCAAACCCCACGGGGTCAAGTCATCGTCAACATCAGGGGTCTGGAAGAACGCATACTCGATGGTCTCGATTACACGCAACTGCATCGCCCGTTTCTTAGGCGCGATTACATTTGTAATTCTCTCCTTGCCCCGGTTTGCTCGCAACTCACCTATCGAGTAAGCAACATTGTCTGTCATAAGACAGAAATCAACCCTTGCTTTCGTAAGGTGGTCAATAACCAAGATCACATCCTGGTCGTACTCACCGACGAATCGGCTTCTGCCACCGTGTTCGATCATAAGAATCTGCGCGACACCTACGCCGCCGCCGATCTGTCTCATGCCGCCCTTTTTCTTCATAAAGTAGGGAACCACGATGTAATCAAGCATCTCCTGTGACAAGTCAACTATGTCAATTTCTACCTTGTCATAAGTGGTCGTCAGCAGGTCTGCTATCTCGTTATATTTAATACTCATTGCTCTGCTCTCCTGAACTTACAGCGGCTATTCTGCATCCAGCGCTTTGTCTATTTCCTTGTTAGCTGCCTCTGCCTTAGCCGCATTAGTTGTTGCCTTTGGTTTACCACCGCCCGGCTTGCCGATAGCACCCTTAGCACGTTCGCTAAGTTGCTTTTCGACTTTCTTGGCGGTCACGGGTTTGCCAGTCGCATTTAAGACGGCTTTCGCGAAAACATCGGGAAGTTTCGGGACTTCAAAGCTCATGGCTTTGGCTCCCGCAACAATCGCTCCCATTTCCGCTAAGATAGCAGAACGCTGTTTATACGCTTCGCTATCCTTTGGCATATCATCAATACTGCCTTTTCCGAAAGTAGCCTCGTCTTTCAATCCCTCAATTCGCGAATCGAAGTCTCGAATGGAGTCGCTAAAATCGGTTTTCTCGTCGGACTTGCTGCCACTACTGACTTGCTCTTTGAGCTGGTTGTTATCAGCCTCGAGCGCATTCATTCTTGCGTCCTGAGCTTTTATAGTATCGACCAGCTTAGTGTCGAAACCATCGTCAGTCAGCTCTTGGTGCCTTGCTTTCTGCTCGTCGGTAAACTCGACGGCTTTTTCCTTGTCGCCCTTATCCTCCGCGGGCGACCCGTCAGCTTTTTTGGCGGTAGCTTCCATAGTGGAAACAACAGACTCCAAAACTGACGCTTTGCCAACCGCTTTCGCGTTGGCTATCGACATCCCCGCTTTGACAGCTCGTTCCAAAAGGGAATCATCTATCTCATCCTTTTCGGCTGTCTTGTCGGCTTCTTGACCGGATTTCTCGTCGGTCGGTTTGTCGCCTTTTTCGCCCGGCTTTTTGTCGGACGCTGTTTTTTCTTCATCGGCCTTTTTCTCGGCCTCGGTTTTTTCGTCGGTTTCGGTTTTTTCGTCGGTTTCGGTTTTTTCGTCGTCTTCCTCGTCGGTCTCGGTATCATCCATCAGATCGTCGAGCGAGTTGGTGGTCTTCTGCAATTCCTCGTCAACTTTTCCCGTTTCCTCGGCACCAGCTTCTTTGCCAGGCTCAACCTTTTCTACCTCGATCTTTTTGTTTTCGTCAGTTTCAACCATCGTACTTCTCCTTGGATTTGGGTTATCGGTTTACCGGTGCTTAGTCACTATAACCAGCGTTCCGGTCAATCAGTTCGTGCGCCTGCAAGAATTTCTTGCGGTGCGAACGGCTCGTAAATATGGGGTCTCCATCTTTTGAAAAATGCGTCGGTACTCCTTTGTCTCTCGCGATCTTTTCATTGGCCTTTGCATCGTCAGGATGTCCACCAGCCGCGTAAGACTCCATCGGCCAGTTGCCGGGCGTGTCACGATTGCCGCCATGTTCAGCCGGCAAGTCTCTGTCCATTACATTCGTACAGGCTGAACACTTCTCGTCCTTGTCTGAATCAGCCATCGACTTTATGACCTCGGCTGTCTTGCCGCAACTATTACACTTGTAACAATATGCTGCCATTAAGCTCCTTTTGCTTTTAAGTATCCCAACAGCAAACCAATAACGAGAGTGAATACACCCGTGGATATTGTGTATACTATCGTAATCCATACTGGCGGTCGGTTTTTGATTTTATTGATCGCTGTCCATTGTTCCTTGTCGCTATCTTTAAGATTCCCTATTGCTTCCATGCATCCCGAATGTTCATCGCATTTTTCCATAGTAAAGTTCCTTTTTCCTGTTGGCCTAAATGCCGCGGCTCCCTCGGAAGCCTGCTGCTTATTGCCAAGCAAAGTGTGCATTAGTGTTTGGTTCTTACCTTTTTCAGTTGCACCTGGACGGTTAACCCTCACAGAAGTATGTTTGGTTTGCGCCGCCTTTTGCGGCGGTTGGCCGACCATCCCTTGCTGGTGTTTCGGGTCCATATATATAAGTATGTTGTCGAGTTCGGGAACATTCGACAGCTCGCTGATCGTTCGGAAGAAATACTCGAAGTCTATCCCGATACCACTCTGCGCCATTACCGGCATCAGAGGCATCAGCATTTCGGTAAAGACTGTTCGCAGGGCTTGGAGTTTTCGTTCTGGTCCTTGGTGCTGTAACGAGTACGGCTCGATTTTGATATTGTACTCGAAGAAGTCGTTTTCGTTACGCTCGTCATTCGGCCCGAAAGAATCGCGGACAGCGACATCATCCATGCCAGGCACTCGCTTGACTACAGGTATGTCGATAAGCGGGTCCGTCCAGATATAGAAAGCAAGAGCCGTGCAAATGCCTTTGACGAACTTATAAACTTTTTTCTGCATACGGGTTATTCTCTGTGACGCGCCGGCTGACAACAGGTTTTCTTGACCCAAGGTGTCTGCCTGAGCTGAAAGCCCACCCATGGTGTCAAGGTTTCCAGCCAGATACGAATACAGGTCTTTGCACTGCAAAAGGAAAGCAAGGTTCTCGACTGAGATACCGCCCGTGCTAATCTCTTGGATTTTGTCGGGGCTATCAAACTCCTGAACGTCGCCATCGTTTACATCGCGAACACGCTCGCCGTCGGCACTCGCTCCCCTCGGTATCGCGGCAAAAGTCTTTTGCCTTTCGCCCTGCCGTCCGAGCTTTCTGAATAACCTGTTGACCAAATCATGTATATCAATCATGGAAGCGATTGGAGCCAGCGGCATTGTGTTAGCCTCTACATCGGCGAAGCCAAGAAGATGATATGGTCCCGTCTCGACACCATTCCACTTAGCGATATTGATTGGCTTGCCGAATGGCTGACCGTGATCGCCTGAGTCCAGACAGGTCACGACGATACCGTACTTTGGTAGCCAGACATCCCATACCGAAACTCGTTCCTCGAACTCCGTGCGAGTTGACGCGCTATTGTCAGTTAGGTTATGGGCCTCGTTGCCGTAAGGGGTAAATAGATCTTTCTTTGCGTCCACCTCGTCGGGGTTAAGATTCTCGTACATCTTTAGAATATCAGCCTTGGTCATAGCATATCGGTCGGCCTCGAACTGGCCTTGCGAACGATCATCAGCCGTCATATCCTGAATCCAGTTGTCAAGAGTCACGAAGCTGGCGAACGGCTGGCCTGAATCGTGCAATACTCCAAGGTACTCAACCTGTGACTCGTTCATCGCCACCTTGACAATGCCCTGAGAAAACATCGCGCTGGTAACAGCCTGTTCGAGAGTCTTCTCTAAGTCAATTTCATCTTCGATAAGGTGATTGATTGCAAGTTTGAAACGCTCCGATATTTCGCGGAGCTGTGGGATAGGTGTGTTAATTGCAACCTTGGGGCTACTGGCTACAAGGCGTTGTAAGTAGATGTTGACAGCCAACTCAAGAAGATTGACTGGAACCTTATCGGCGGCGGCGTTATCCGAATAGTGAGCACCGACATATTGCTCGAGCGCAGCCTTGCGATTACGGCGGAAAGGCTCAAGCTGTTTCAAGCTGTAACCAGCCGCCTCGGACAGTTCGTCAATGTTAAACTCCAGTTTATTTTTATCCTCGGCCATACACAGTCCCTTGTGTCTTAGGCTCAGAAAAACGGCAATACAAGTATACAGCCCTGTATTGCCGTTAGCTTTTTGCGTTAATCGCTTGGCGGGTAATTAAGCCGCCGCGAAACCTGATTGTCCTTAAAACTTCTTTCAATCTATAAAAATACGACTGATTTTGGTTTTGTCAAGGGTTTTTTAATTTTTTTTACGGAATTATCCACCAGTCTTCTGCAAATAAGTCCTCAGTGGTCGGTTGCCAAGGGGTTCTTTTCCTCGAAACCGCGTCCACAGCGACAATAGATGGCGGGTAATGCTTGGCATACTCCGCAGTAAGGTAAAACTTCGACTTCCAGCTATACCGGGCAATCTCGCTACCCATCTTAGCCATTTTTAACGCTTCCGCGAAGTCCATTTTGCACCCTTTCACTGAAAAGCTGATATTACCAAAAATTCTGTTCGCCGATTCTTAATTTTTTATGCCGCTTGGCTGATCTCGCTGCGAAACAGTTGGTTATGTTTTTATTTTCGCTTATGGGCTGACCTTTCGACATACCAAAAGCGTGGTTCAGCAGAGCGTCAGCGATCACACGGTCGCCGTGCGAAGCCTTGGCACCAGACGGGTCGATGTTATTGTACTCAGATGAATGTTCGACTGTGTTGCGGGTCGTGAAGATATAGCTCATGCACTCCTGATTGGCTTCCTCAGACCGCTGGATGAAGTTCTCATCTTTCAGGGCTTTGCGATACGCGCCGAGAAGACGGCGTTTCGGATTCGGATTCAGGAAGAAGCCTGGCTTGTCGGTGCCACGCTTGAACATACGGTCTTCCATCCGCTGATAATAAAAATTGCGGTACCCCTTTTCGACAAGCTCATCGCCAAAGGTACCGCCAGCTCCACCACCATCCCACACAAGGTATGCGTTATTGAAAAACTTAGCCAGAGCGTGCACAAAACGGGCGTAGGCTTCTGGCTTTATCCACGGGTCAACGAACTCGGCTATTTTTTCGTGGGTGTACATATCGCCGACAGAAGCGGTCGAATTACTGGCGCCGGTACCGGCTGATACATCTATCCCGATACCGCAGAACAGTGACTTGGCTGGGCGACCATCGGCGCCAAGCGGAATCCACAGTTGAAGCGGTCCACCCTCCTGCTCAATGAACTCTGTCGGCTCCAGCGTGTCTTCATCGTATTCCAGATACCCGACAAGGTTTGGGGTCCGACAATGAGTTCGTTTGATATAATCGACCTGAATCCCATCGAAGAACATCGCGTCGGAAGCGAACGGATCCATGTCCAGCTCTTGAGCGATCTCCATCGGGTGCGAAGCCCGGTCGCATTCGTAATCGTACCACGGCGATCTGAGCTTGCCATCGTCACGGAACGGGTATTCCTTTGGGAAATCGACTACTTCGTTGGTACCGTATAGGCGCACCTTGGCCTCGTAGGTCGGGTCGTACTGTATCAGCTTGCCGCCGATAAAGCAGTAGAGGCCTCTCTGTTTGACCGGGTGAAGCGACCAGTGCAGTATCATCTTAGGAGTTCGGCCATCATTCATAATGCGATAAAAGGCTCCAGCACTGCCTTGGTGGGTCGAATTGAACAGCCGGCACCTGGTTACATGCTGAGTTGAGGACATTAAGGCGTTCGCATCGCGAATTGCCGCCATTTCATCGATGAGCATAGCTGTACAGCGGCCACCACGGGCGGCATCGCCGGTCGTCGTACAACCGGTGATAGTCGATTCGTTGTGTTCGTTTTTGAGCAAAAGGAAGTTACGCTTGAATTTTGGTTTCATCCACTTCGGCTCATGTTTCAGTACGAAATCCAACTTCCAGAACAGGCTGTCCGGATCGTCCGACTTGTCCACTTTGTCGGCTGTCTCGCTCAAAAGCCGGAAAGACTGGTAATCGCGGAAGTGCCATCGATGCAGGAAAACCAACAGGTACATCCACGAAGCGCCCATATCACGGCTCTTTTCGGAACCCTCATCCTGACCGTTATCGATGGCTTGACAAATATCGTCCATGGTGACATCTTGAAAGAGGTAGGTGATGAACGGGACCACTGTGGACTTCGGAATGAGCCGCGGGTCGTAGGTGTGGACGAAAAAGTTAATCCAGAACAGCATGTCTCGTTTGCACATCATCCAGAGTTCATGCTGAAACTTCTCGTTTCCTGCGGCCTTACTCAGTAGCTTCTTCCGATACGCGATGTTCCCCGCCCGCGTCTTGATCTCTGGGTGTTTCTTCAAGATCGAGGCATAATAGGGGTATCTCACTTGTAACATCGTCTTCCATCTCGGCTTCAAGGCTGTTAAGTAGGTCAGTATTCGATCGACCGTCATCATTTTTTCGTCTCGCGTCCTCAATCACTGATCGGCTGGGGATTGTCTTCGGCCAGACCGTCTTGTAAAAATCGTCCAAAGCATCATTGTCCGACTGTAATCGCTGTAAAAGGAAATATGCACCCGGGCATGGAGCTGTCGCAGGGTCAACATCTTTAATCTTGATATGGTTGAATACCCAATCAATAACCCCCAAGTTATCCAGCGGACCATCGGTCTGCTTGAATTGCGAAGCGTCCACAAAGAACTCGTCGGAAGTGTCCGCGGCTTCTGCCGCAGCAATCTTATCCCCACCTCTGGCTCGATTGAACAATATCTTATCGATCTCAGCCTGAGCCACCCTATTCGCCATTTCGTGATTGATATACCCGGTATGGTCGGTAAAGGTGTCACGGTAAAGCCCGCGTTTCCCCGAAAATAGCTCCCAAACGGACTCTTTCTGGTAGAATTTCTTTTTCTTATCCCACGCCCCGGTCCGAGTACCGCAGTATTTCCCAATACCATTATCGGTCAAAATCTGATCCGCCAGAATCCGTTCAGCATCGTCCATAAATAAAATATACACCACAAAGCCAAAAATGCAAATACTATTCCCAAAACAACGAAAAGAAATTTTTTTTCCATTTAGGTATGCGGATTGTAAATGTTAAGAGGAATTCATAACTCAATGCAAGGCAGTGGTTTAATTGCATTGTGGATAAGATCCTCTTTAAAGTCAACCCTATTGACTTTTGAGACAAGAAAGGTCTATTTATAAATATATTAAGTTTTTTTCCGGGCGAGGTAGGTAGGGAGTCGCCGCAGAGCGGCGGGGGGGCGTGGTTCGATCTGGGAACGCCAGGGGCCCCCCCGCTTTCTTTTGAGTGCGTTTCCTGCCTGTGAGGCCTGTTCTTGGGTGGCACATACCGCTCGCACTGTGCCAATGGCCTGTGTTGGGCGGGGAATAGGCTTGGAATAGCGGGGGCAATGCCCAATTATTGGAACGATACAAGAGTTTGGCTCTTGGCCAGCGTCGCCCTGTCGAGCTACCGCTCTCCCTTTTTCTTTTCTTTCCCCTTTATTTGTGGATATGGGCTATCGCCAACAGTTCTCGCCTTTGCCTCCAGCGGGTTGGACATTCCATCCACACGCAACGCCAGTTCGGGACGCTGAGGGTTTTCTTCTTTGTAGGATGGCAGGTTGGCTGTCCTTTGTCGGGAAATCTCGCTTTTCTTATTCTGTACGGTCTTTTCACTCCAGCTGGTTGTACGCTCCATCCACACGAAACACCGGCTCGGGTTGCAAGGTTACTCTGCTTTATGGCAGGATGGCTGTGCTTGGCCGGAAATCTTGGCCTTGTATCGCTGTTTTCAGGCTGTTACGGGCTTATTCCAAAGTTTTTTCGTCCTTTCTCAATAAAAAGGTTGGCAGTTGGCTGTTTTCGGTGTATAGTATAGTAGTGGCACAATGGGCGTTGCGTTCTTGTGCCAGATAATCGAACACTTATTAGGGAGTAACACAATGGAAATCACAAGAGAGTCAGTAACACAATATCAAGAGGAAGTTCCAAAGGATGTCGAGGGCTTCATGGACTGGCGGTTTACTTCTGGCGGTACAACAGGGCCGGACTTCAATGAGTTTGCTCGGCTGTTTAAGATTTGGCTGAAGAAACAATTACCCGCAACGGCTCAGCTTGTCAATTTCAATAAGGGGCATTATTACCTGTCTGGCTTCATCACCAATAAGACTGGACGGCATGTGTATTTCAATGTTGGGGATGTCCGATTCAACCGCAACTGGCACAACTCTATATATGTCAGGACTGCTAAGAGTGATCGAGACTACACTGGTGGACAAAATGTTAATACCAGTTTGGAGAGTATGGTCAGGGATGCACTGGAGCTAATTAGTTCAGAATGAAAGGAGAACCAACCGAAACGCGCCGACTGTTCGGCGCGTCTGTCTGGCGGTCGCTGGCTGGACACTGATGAGGTAGGCTATAATTGAAAGGTTGAACAATGAATATAACAGAAGAGATTAGAGCGATGGTATTGCAAGGCGAAAAGGCAGAGAGGATATTGGGCGAAATACTGGCTGACAAAGACGAAGCAGTGGTTAGCGGCGAGGATAGTTATCAATCGGGCGAATACCCTGCACCCTATGTATCCGGCTATTATCAAGAAAATGGTGCGTGGGTTGCTTTTGACAACACAAATCATCACTGTTGGGTTGAAGAGTTTGCAACTGAAGCACTGGCAAAAGAATATGCAACCAATACAGAATAATCATCCCCGCCAACAGCGGAGCAAGGCTGTACTTCAAAAGTAATTGGCGGTTTAACTGCTAATCGAGTTTAATACAAGGGAGTTTATTATGGAAACAATAATTGATACTATCATCGGCTGGTGTATTAGAGAAAATAAAGACCCTCAAACGGCCAGTCTTATGATTACAGAGTACAATAAAGACGCTGAATTCTGGTTCAAGCATGATTTATGGGATTTATTCGATACCATTACGGCCATATAAGCATGTTTACTGGAAGGCTGTTAATTATCAGCTTTCCGGTAAATTTACTTAACCATTACTTTAATATAGGAGAATGAATTATGAAACTGTATTATGGAATACCCATAAGCTGTACCATTAAACAGCGAACATTTGAGGGCAAAAATAACCCCTCAAAAAATGACGACCCACTAACCAGTAAATATATGCCCTCCTATAAATATCACCTCGACATCGGCTACGAGGACGGAAGACACGCATCGGGTACGCATCGAACAAAGAAACAGGCTCAAGAGTTTTACGACAGAGCCGTTAAAATGGCAGGTAAACCACTTTAGCACCCTCACCGCCAACAGCGGATTATGGCCGTATGTCAAACATAATTGGCGGTTTAACTGAAACTTATATCGAAAGGGGCTTGAATTATGGCAAAAGGCGAACAAGTTAAAACGATGAAGCGATTGAAAGAGCTGGCCGTGCGCGGTCAGGACTTTGTTGTCATGCTGAACGGCAACCTCAGAAGTAGCAAGCATGTAATCTACGATGAGGCTCTGGAACTATTTCATATTCACAACTTAATCGACGACAGCGAAGTGACATTGACTGATGCTGAAATCTCGTCGGGTAACAGTATCGTTATTCATGCTATGAATACCGGCGCACTGTACACCGACTGAAAGGAGCTGAACTATGCTGGAACGGATCCTATTTGTAGGGCTGGCAATAGCCGTTATTACGGCTTTATGTAAACGATGGACTTAATTGAAAGGGCTGGACTATGTTAGTGAGAGATTTGATAAAACATTTGAGCGAAACCTACAAACCAGGCGATGTCATTGCCTATGCGTTGTGGACTGTTATGGATGTGATGATGAGGGCAGCAGACACGGACACAACCATCACTGAACAGCAGGCCGCGCAGGTCTTGGCTCTTATCGACCGCAAGCAGGACTGTACTCTTGGCATCACTTGGGACACCATCGACGCAGAGATTGAGGAAGTACTCAACTCAGCAAATTAGTGGCAACGTAAGTACAGGCAAGGCCGAGACTTCGCAGTAGCGTCAATCCTCGACAGCCTTTTTTACTTGCCTATTTTAACAGGGGCCGTTATTCGGCCAGAAAGGAAGAACGATGGACAAACCCAAAAAACCGAGAACTACTTTCCGCACGCACCAAGAGGTCTGTCATGTGTGGATGAGTCAAAGTCAGGAACGGGGCGAGGCAGGCGCAAGCGGCATTTACTTTTATAAAAAAACTATCTCCTCTTGGCACAGAACCCCGATTGCTCGCATCGTTGACAAAAATACTATTCTGGCGAGACCAGCCGGCTGTATTTTCGGCAACAGGGGCTATCAGGTACACAGAGCAATTAACCACAATAAATACAAGGTTTTTACAGTCCGCACAGTTGGCTTGAGAACTCATTG